ATAGGGACAGCAGGCGTCAGACGCATGTTGATGTCGATCTGCTTTTCGGACATCGATGTAACGACATTTCCTGTAAAATTGTATTCCCTATTTGGACCAAAAGATCCGTTTAAGATCTGGGCGACCCACCCTCGGTCTACACGATTCAAATACAGCGGTAATTCCAATCCGTTGTTGTTGAGTATTCGAACCTTTGTATACGTCATGTGGACTACATCCTCTTCATTCGTTCGAGTTGGCGCTCAGTTTGACGGTATAGGTCGTTGAGATCGAGCGCCTTTGGTGATTCGTTGTACTGGTTGAAGACCATCGGCTTCTGGTTGTTACGCAGTTCGTCTCGAAGAGCCCGAATCTCCTGCGCTGTTTGACTGCCATTTTGAACTGATGTTCCAACAACATTCGCACTAAGGTCATTCATCGTGAGATCTTGCAGACCATTCACCTCAGAGAGGTCAACAGTCGGCTTGATGACAGGATTCCAATCGGCGTCCAGGTTGCTCATGGCGTTGACCATCTCACTACCCAGACCAGACACTGCGTCAACTGCGTCATCCTGGTTCTTGTCGATACCCTGGACAATACCCGCAACGATGAATCCAGCCGCGGTCGCGAATACACGCGAAGGCGAGTGAATACCCAGAGTACTCTTAAACGAGCTAAGAGCACTTGAGGCAACATTGCGCAGCTTGTTGTAAAGAGCTCCAGCAGCGCTAGACACGCCGTTGATAACACCGTTGATGATGTTGCGTCCGATGGAACTTGCATGCGGCGCGAATGTATTGGCCATGCCAGTCAGACCGTTCTTGATGAATCGGATGATGGCCGAGATCAGCTTGTTGACCGCGGCTTGAAGCTCCGGTCCCTTCTGATCGATCGCATCAGCAAATCCATTGATGAACGTAATGACAGCATCCCAAGCAGCATTGATGATAATCACAGACTGTGCTGCAATACCATTGATCATCGCGGCGATGAGGTTCGCGCCAGACTTCATCAGATCAGGGATCTTAGTTGCAAGACCGTCGAGCATAGCTTGTATCAGTGCCAGGAAGGCCCCGATAATCAAGGGTACGTTCGCCTTGATCAGATCGATGAATCCAGTCAGAATCAACTGGAATGCCGCAGAGAACTTTGGAATGTTCTCGCCAATTGCCAAGAAGAACTGCCCCAACATATCAAGGATCGTTTTCAAGAACTCGGGCCAGACATTGCGAAGAGCCTCCAGAATACCGGAGATCGTGAGTACAACGATCTGAACGAGTTCTGGCATCTTCTGCTTGATGATTTGATAAATCTGACTGATGAACTGCCTAATGGCAACGCCAGCCAAGATAATCAATTCATTCACAGCAGGGATGAGCGATCGAATTAGAGCCGTGACTGCGTTACCGAATGCTGGTGCAGAATTCTCAAAAGCGGTGAAGACACCGATCAATGCTGCCTGGATGGCTGGTGCCGCTGCTGCGATGATCGCTGCTGCCGCCGCAATACCCGCTGCGATAGCGGTAATACCCGCGGCAATAGTCGGCCCCGCCAGAGCGACGACCGAGACAAACGTCGTGAGGATCGCAACCAGAATAATGATACCGCCGATGATGCCCATAACGACTAGACCGAGCACACCGATTGCAACTGCCAGGGCAATTAGACCGGGGGCAGCTCCAATGGCGAGATACCCCGCGGCAATCAGAATGCCTAGTCCGACCCCGATTGCCAAAAGACCATTACTAAGAGCGTCCCAACTAAGACCCGCTACGTTACTTAGAGCACTTGCGAACAGATTTACGGCGAATGCCAGTATCGTCAACGAAGCGATACCGATCAAAGCGCCTTCAGCTGCGTACGCCACTGCAACGATGGCCGCGACGACAAGTATCAGTTTACCCATCGAGCTGAGAATCTCGCCCCAACTATGGTCTGCCATCTGTACGATCGCCCCGACTGCAATGTTCATTGCAATTGCGGTCAAGATCAAAGACCCAGCTCCGACAATGGCAGTTGCTGGCATTAGGTTCGCGATGGCCACTAGCAACAGGATTACTGCGGACAATCCGACTATTCCTTGGAATAGTTTATTCATGTCCATGTAGCCCATTACTGCGACGGCAGCCACGAGCATCTGAATCGAGAATGCAAACGATACCATCATCAGTGAAATGGCTGCCATTTTGCCGAGATCGCTAGCGGCCTTGTTCATGAGCAGAACGAAGCCAACCAGAATTCCCATAAGAACTCCGACAGCGATGACTCCCTGAGCAATAACCTTGATGGGGAGCAAGCCCAGCGCGATAATCGGAATTACCAGCATGTTGATTGCTGCTGCCATGAGAATCATGGTTCCGACGCCCTGGATCATCGTCTTGGAATCCTTAGACAGAAGTTTCGCAGCAGTTGTCATACCCAGCACCAGTACCATGACAGCCCCGATACCCTGTGCGACAGTGCTCAACTTCATAGACCCAAGGATACCAACCGAGATCGACATCAACAGGATCGCGATGGACAACGCCATAACAGCGCCAATGACACCGGCGATCTGCATCTTGTTGATCTTCATCTCAGAAATCTGAGTCAGAGCGATCAACAGGATCTTGGCTAAGACACCGATCGCCACAGCACCCTGAATGAGTCGAGGCGCAGGGATCATCGCAAGGATGAACAGCGAGCCAGCAAGAATACCGACGCTAATCGCAATTTCGCGAAGGGCCTTAGCCTTAATGACTTCCTGCATGGATTTCAGAGCACTGGTCATCGAATTGAAGACCCCAGAAATGGAGTCACCAATCTTGCCGAACTTGTCAAACATTCCGCTGAACGAATCAGTGACCTTCGTGAACTGACCCAGCATAGTCTGAAGGGTCTTAAAGCCCATACCAAGGCCGCCTCCGAGCAGAATTCCGCTCAAGAGATCAGAGATCGACAGATCCTTGAGGCTAGATCCGAGACCAGACCAGAAAGTCTGGATCATCGATCCGGCGTTGTCAAATGCCTTGCCGACATTCTTCTTGAATGAGTCGAACGCCTGAGACTCAGAAGCGAACTTCTTGATCTGATCAATACCCTTAATGAGCCAGTCAATCAGATTCGCGATTGCCTCGACGACAGAAGCACAGAACTCGACAATACCAGTCGCCGCGGTGTAGATAGTCCCGCCGACAACACCAAGAGTGTTGAATGCATCGGAGGCTGCCTTCCCGAAGGTAGACAGACCGCTCGCTGCACCATTCGCCTCGTCGCCGAACCCGCCAAATATAGACTTGGTCAGATCCCCGAGCTTTCCCAACAGATCGATGACGCCGTTGATCAGAGATCCGAAAGGACCGAACGACTTCATCATGGTCTTGAAGCTATCGCCGATTGACGACAAGAAGGTGTTGTTGTTCAGATGCGTATCGATGTTGGCGAAGACATTATACAGATCTATACCAAACTCCTTGGTCGCCTTCACCTGAGGTGCAAAGGTCTTAGCCATGGTGTCACCGGCTCGACCGAAGGCCTTGCCAGCATCCGAGATGACATCTTTCATCTTCTTGATGGATTCAGACCAGGCCTCAGCCATTCTAGGCGACGCATCGTCCCAAAACTTCTTAATCCCCTTACCAGCGCTCTCGACAGCTCCACCAAGGTGCTTGCCGATGGTCTCGCTGATTGGGAGAATCGAATCAGAGAAAGCTTTGACCTTCTCAGACCACTTGGGTCCAATAGCATCCGCGAGCTTGGTCATGTTCTCGAGAAACCCAGTCCCGAACCCGCCGAAAGCAGACTTGATCTTCTCCATCGGACCGCCGGTTCCAGAAGCAAAACCGAAGATCGCACCGAAAACATTCGAGACCGCATCGCCGAAAGGCTTGAAGACGTTGTAAGTTGCCTTCTTGATAGTCTCGATGAATTCACCAAGCGGCTTAAGCACAGCCTCGATGACAACCTTGAGTCCGTCGAAGATCGGGGTGATCGTGACGTCCGCAATTGCGTACATCCAGTCAGCAAGCTTCTGGAACTTGTCGACAATCCAGTCGAGGACCTTAGATAGGCCTCCGAGGATGTCGGTCCCACCAAGCATCTGACCAAACCAGTCACTGAAGACGGAGACGATGTCACCGACCTTCGCGGCGATCAGGATCATCGGCTTGATGAAGATGCCAGCCAGGATCATGCCGATCTTGAATGCGGCCACACCAATCTGGACAATCGCTGACGCAAACCCGATGAGGACCTCAAGAACTGGCGAGATCAGTTCGCCTGCCATTTTGAAGACCTTGCCGAGGTTGTTGGCGAAGTCGTCAGACATCATCAACCACTGGGAGATCGAATGACGGAAGTAGTACGAGAAGTCGTACAGAGCCTTGCCGGCATCTCCCTGGAACGCGCTAAAGAATCCCTCGCCGATGGCCTTAAGGGGTTTGGCGATAGCGGTCCAGAGTTCACCGAGACCATACCACCATTCCTCCCAACCACCGAGTTCGTCCCAGCGGTCGAGAATGCCCTGAAGCGCATCGAAGAAAGTTCCAATGCCTCCGTTGACCACGTCGGACACAGCAGTCCACATGGTACGAGCTCGTTCGAAGTCGCCGAAGATCGTTCGGAAGATGGAAGCCCATCCCGAGCCGAGAGCTTCGGCCGTTGTGTCGATCAGCTGTGAGAAAGTCTTGACCTTCGTAGCAGCGTCGTTGGCCGTTTCCGCCAACTTCATAATTTCATCAGCCTGCTGCTCCGTGTAACCGGCACTCAACAGCTGTTCGCGAGACAAATCACCCGTGTACTGGGTCAGGGTCTCGATCATGATCTCGGATGTAAGCCATCCGTCCTTAAGCGAGTTACGGAACGACCCGGCCTTGTCGATCATCTTGTCGACTTCGACACCATAGGTACGTGCCGTACGCTTAAGTGCTTCCTGGAACTGCTCGCCGCCCATACCGGCGTTCACGATAGAGTTCCAGTCTTGAAGTTTTACAGAGCCTGTCGAAAGCGCCTGAGACAGCTGATACATTGCCGTTGCGGCTTGCTCAGAAGTTGAGCCAGACATTGCTGCGACGTTCGACAGACCCTTAATCGCGGCAACCGAATCCTTCAGCCCGACACCCGCAGATGTGAACATACCGATATTGCGTGTCATCTCGGTGAACGAGTAGATGGTTCGGTCCGCGTAAGCGTTCAGTTCGTCGAGAGCTGCGTTGATCGTCGCAGTGGTCTCACCCTTGCTGAACGTGTTTGCCTGAATAGTCTGAACTGCGTTAAGCTGGTTCTCGTATTCGCGGAAACCGTCCATGATAGGTCCGAACGTGAACGAGGAAAGCACCGATCCGCCGGCCATTAAGGCCTTGGATGCGATGTTACCCATGGCCACGGAAGCAGCGCCCGCGAGCATGGAAAAATTAGTCGACGAAATCTTCGCGGCTGCGCCAACATTAGCTGTAGCAGCGGCAGCGGTCGTAGAATTGTTGACAACGGATGTGTTGATGTTCTTAACACCATCCGCAATACCGCCCATCTGCTTTGAAGCATCCTGAGCTGCCTTCCCGACATTGTCGAGACCGTCGGTCGACTGCTTGAAGTTCATTCCTGACTTCAGTCGATCAACATTGCGGAGAACGCCGTCAACACGGCTTGTGAACTTCGAATCGTCGAGCTCCAGGGAGACGACCTTATTCTCAATACTCTTACCCATTGATGGCCCTCCCAACCATTCGGTCGATTTCGTCGAAGATAGGCTTCATAGCAGGGTTAATGTAGTCCCTACCCTGGACGTAGCCACCTTGACGCGTCCCGTGTCCGTATTGCAAGATGATCGCAATAGGAACCTTGGACACAATGTTTGTGTTATACCAAACGATCTTAACGCCTCGCTTGGTCTCCTTGACTTTGTACTGCCAAGAAGCAGCGGTCTTCCCGGTACCCACCGGGGTGTTGGCCCGGAGGGCCGCCACGCCTCGAGTACCAGCGGTTGCCAGTACGTCACGAAGCTTCTTGTTCTTGACTTGTGTCAACCATTTTGACATGTCAAACTCGGCGTCGAACTTCATCTCGATCATGACGGCCCTCCTTTCTTGATCAGCCCCAGAGCGTGCCGTTAACAAGCTCGTACTGGAGACACTCGACGGTGCGGTAGCCACAGTAGCCATCGACATCGAGCTCGTGTCCGCGGTTTCGCAGGTGCTGCTGGAGCGCAGACACTGTATCCGGTCCGGCGATACCATCGGCCTCAATGTCAAGACGACGCTGAAGCTCTGCGATGGTGTCGGAACCGTCATAAGTGCTGGTGTTCCAAATCCAGCCAGTACCAGCTCGCGGGAAGTAGTCCTCGTTGTCCTCGTCCTGGTCCTCGATCCAGCCGTTAGCCGGAAGATTCATGGATGCCTGGAGAGCGTAGGTCGTCGCACTGCCCCACCACTTGTCGGTCAGGCTGTCTGCACCGTCCGAATCTTCCTCGGTGTCTGCGTCGGACCACTTGGGCCGAAGAACACAGTCGATTCCGTAGGAACGCTGACGGCGGTAGACACCATTGCCAGCAGACTGAGAGCCTGCGTTCGAGGGAGAAGTGTTACCCTCAATGGTCTGAAGCCAGCCGTCGCCGAGGTTTGCCTCGACAATACCGACGTGGTCGGTCAGGCCATCGCGATCCCAGTCGAAGAGCACAACGTCTCCGCGCTGCGCGTCTTCGATGTCGACCTTGTCCATTCGAGACTTGGTGACGTCGGTGTTGTAGCTGTAGCCACCGATTGCGTCGATCTCGCCAGCCATGTCGAAACACATACTGACGAAGGCCATACACCACCAGATGTCTTCAGACGGGCCAGCAAGCCAAGGCTGGTTCATACTCTTGGCGAGCCATCGACCAGCCTCAGAACCTGGCTCAGGATCGTCCGGAGCATAGTAGCCGAGGCGGTAAGTGGCATGCGACAAAACATCGTCAATCTTGCTCATACCTTACTTCCCTTCGTAAATCGGTCGGTCTCGGTCCTCATGCGGGTCAGGCCCTGCCGGGACCTGTGCATCAGCGGGAATATCAATCATCCTCTACTCCCTGTTCTAGCCCTACGGGCTTGGTTCATAGCCGCACGCTGAGCTGCTGAAGCACGGGCGTCCGGCTTTTGGTTGTTTTGCTTGGCTGCGGCGAGACGAATCAGCGTAAGTAGCCGATTCAAGTTCCACTTGTCGCATTCAAATGGGATGCCCAACTGAGTCATGTACCAGTAGATTAATTCACTAGTCATAGTATCTCGCGGCCCACCATTTGAAGGCGGGTTCCATAGAACTGTCGCCGTAGCATTGTCAGACAAATAGTCTGCTATTTTGACCTGAACGGATTGGTCGAGCCGCTTGACGAAATCTCGAGGGAGAGGGCGGTCCGACATACACTGGATGTAGTACACCAACTCTTCGCCAGTCTGTGGTGGGGTTTCCAGGAACGATCTCTTGTAGACCGATTCCCACTCAGCCACTGCAGACAGGGTATGCGTAAGAGTAAGTGTAAACGGCTCCAGCGTCACGAACGTATTACTACGCTCGTCAAACCGCTCCTCTCCCCCTAATTCAAGCGTGAGAGAGATCACGCCAGGAGCGTACGCAGCTCGTTAGGCATGACGAGGGTCGGGGTACCGGGAGTACCGGCGCCCGCGCCAACGCCATACAGCTTGTCCGTGAGCTTCTTGTACTTCGCCGCATCGAGCTTCGAGGAGTCAACTGTGACGACAGAGACCGGCTGGAAGCCGTCGACCTGGACGGGGACGGTCGAGCACTCCCAGGAGAACGAGATCGCCTCTGGGGAGTCAGAAACCGTGTTATACGCACGCTCGGAAGGAGCAGCGGTAGCACCGTAGATGATGTGCAGCAGTTCGCCGTAAGCATCACCCTTGGTGTCGTTACCCAGCTTCGTGCAGTAAGAAAATGCAAAGCGTGTACGCGGCTGCTGACCGAGGTTGACACCCTTAACCAGCTGCGTGGTACCGTCACAGACGGCGAACTCGTCGGGGTATGTGTATGCCTCGATCGTGAACTTGAACGACGGAGCCGACATCAAGGTTAGGTATTTCAAATTGTCGGCATAGATATCCGAGGACTCATCGCCCTCCGGAGTCTCTGTGACAGTCTTAAGACCGTTCCAGGCAACACCAGTGCCGTAGCGGTTCTGAGCGTTGTCGAAGGGGAACAGAACGCCCTTGTTAACGCCGGTGTGATAGAAATGGGAGCCCTCTTCGTCCCACTTGATCTGTGCCATAGGGTACCCTCCTTAAAGGTAAACCGTGAAGACGAAATGGTTCATTCCGTCCGAGATGTATGTCGTATCCAAAGACGAATACGGGATCTTGAGGATTTCGTCGATCACGTCTGGCTCTGGATCCTTGGTGATGAGAGTGACCGAGTATTCCTTAGCGCCCTTGTAGGGTACATCGGAAGCATGGTCAATTTCCATCTTCGACAAATGGAAGACAACGGCCGGATATCCAATCTTCAGATTCTCTGGAGGCTGGAAATATACCCGGTCATACTGAACCGCTTGGCGAAGCATGCGTAGGAGGTCTCTATACGTGCGCATACAGACCGCCTAGATTGATGGTCAGCCGTGGATAGTTCACGCCGATGGACTGTACCTCCCATTTTGAACCCTTCCATACTACGTATTTAAGAGTCTCGAGGTAGTTTTGTATTTTCGTGTCTATCAGAACGCTGATCTCGTTGGTGAGACGGAGGTTAGTGTTAGCTGAAGAAGAATTGTCATTCCTGACATATAGACTACGGATAGTCCCCTTAGCCTTGATCTCGACAGCATCCTCTAGCCAGACACCTTCCTCCGTCTCACGCGTCATCACGAAGCCTAGCTTTCCGCTAAACCTCGACATGGGATCACGCCTTCTTGCGCGAGATCGTAAGGGCCGAGTACGGCGCCGTCAGAGAGCCCGAAAGACGGGTCTCCATCAGGTACTTGTACTGGTTGAAGTCGATGTCGAAGGACTCGGCCATACCGAGTTCCGCACCGGCATTCGAACCAATGGTGTAGTCGTGCAGGTCGACCACGATAGCCAGAAGCTCGTGGTTAACACCATTAATCTCGTGATCCAGGCCCTCGAACTGGGGGACTGTAACGATCTTGGAGACGCCAAGAGCACCCGCAAGGGACGCCTCGGTCTCGTACAGACGACGACCGTTCTTGTCCTTCAGGAGAAGCAGCTTGACCAGGCGCTTCTTCGCAATGAAGAGCGTCGGAGTGCCGGAGCCCTCAAGATCGGCGGATGCCAGGACGATGTCGTCCACAAGAGTCTCGTCGGTAGTGTTCGACTCGAGCGACTTGTGAATTGCGTAGAGGTCATTCTCCTTAAGGATCGGACGGATGGCCTCGTCGTCGACGCGGTCGGGATCAGTGATCCGTCGACCATCGCCGATGAGAATAGCTCGAGCGATTTCCTCGTTGAGCTTACCCTTCATCTCGTTCTTGAGCCAAGAAACTACGTTGAAGTCAGTAATGTCAACGATGTCGTCGCGATCGAGCTTCTGCTTCTTGTAGATCGTCGTGGGAGACGTCGTACGGGTCAGAAGCTTGATGACCTCTTCGGTCTTCTTCTGAGCCTTCGTAGCATAACCCTTGGCTCGGGCCTTGTCATCACGGATGTCCGCGAGGACCGACTTAATGCGGGCGAAGGGAGAGTGCTTGGTTCCGTTCATGACGACGGAAACCCAAGACTGATCACGATCAATAGTAATGGGCTCATCCGAGATGCTCTTGGCATCCGGGAAGAGGTAGCCAATGTTCGTGATACCGTAATCGGCGTGCTTCAGCTCGTCGAGAAGGGTGGTGTTGTTTCGCTTGGCAGTCTCAACCAGCTCAGCGAAAGCTGCGTGAGACAGCGTGTTCTCGGGGGTCTTGTCGCCCTCAAAGACATTGTGCTTCATATCTTCCTCAGTTTCTTCGTTGGTCTCTTCGGAGTCCTCAGACTCCCCATCGATGGCGGCAGCAATGAGGTAATTGACGGCCTCAAGCTGCTCTTCGGTGAGCGTGGAAAGGATCTCACCGATTGTCTTGTCCTCATCAGAGGACGCATCTTCGGAGTCCGATTCCTCGGAGCCCTCGAAGTCTTCATGAGACACGTCTCCGTCACCCATTTTGATGATCGCAGAGTAACCCTCGCCATCGGAGTGAGCCATGGTGACGTTCTCGATCGTCGCCTTGGGGTTAGCACCCTTAAGGACGAGCGACACCTCAACAATGTTGCCATGCTTGACAACGTTGCCGTCCTGCTTGAGGTTGTTCGCGAAGATCGACATAGCAGTAACATCGCCATGTTCAATCAGTTCGCGAGCATGTTCGGCCTGCTGAGATCCGTTGAAGAACCCATAGGCGTAAACACCCTCAGCCTTCTTCTCGAGCTGGGCGTGCCCGAGAACATTGGTCACGTTGTCGTGACCGTGCTGCCAGACGAGAGGGACGACAGCCCCATCGTTCTGTTCAAATGCGTGATGAGAGATGACTCGCCCATCGGAGCACTTGATGCCTGCGACGGTTGCCCACCCGTCGAAGTCGGCGACGTCATTAGGCGCTGCCATTTTGAACCTCCTGGTCGTTGTTTGACCGTTGATCCGCGTTTGCGGATGACGTATACGGATTTGCCAATTGATCCGCCTTGGGATCCGTGGACTGCGGCAAGCCGATGATCGACCTGATCTCGTTCGGAGTCATCACCTGGTTGGTGATGAACGTCTGAGCCATCGACGCGATGCTATCGAGTGAGGTTGCCGCGAACGGATCCCGGACATAGATGATTCGCTGACCCTGAGATCGAGCGGTCTTGGTCAAGAAGACCATGGTTGCCGATTTCGTGATTGTGTCGAGAATCGGCTTGACCGTCCGGTTGTAGTAAGACAGGTTGGTTTCAGCATCTGCTGTGCCGTTGAACACACTCTCGGTGAAACCCAGAGCGTTGTATAGCTGTTCTGACAAGTACTTGACTTGATCGAGCAGATTGTTCTCAACTGGACGGTTGAGCTGCGTGATCTTCTCCGCACCATCAACGTATGCCACACCAATCTCCGAATTTCGGAGCTGCTGTTCAATGGCTTCACGTCGAGTCTCAGCTTGCTGCTGTCGCAGTTCGCCTCGAACCGAATACGGGAGCTGAATAATCAGATCCAACTTCTTGCCGAGAGCTGAATTGTCGATAGCGTCGAGTGCGTCGAGCTTTCGAGCAAGTCGGTTGGCCAAAGAGTTGTTGCTAGAAGTAACATCGTAGAGTGGACTGTATATAATTGCCGCAGAATTCTTCGAGATACGAATAGTTTCTCGATTACCACTACGATCGTTATACAGATTCACATCGACAGAGTCGGTATACCAACTCTCGATTCGTCCAACACGGAGAGAAAGGACATCGAACGACCCTTCCTCGTTCAGAGCGGTGTCTGTGTCGACCGGAACCAGAGCTGCGCTACCAGTTTCCAGCATCGTATAGACGAGCTCGTAGATTAGAGCATTCGAGGTCTGATCGATGTTCGCCATCAGAGACAAGCATTCGTTCAGAGACGAGTCTTTCTCACAGTCATACCTACCATTTTGATCTACCTTGACATGGCGAATCGGAGTGTTCGCAACGTCCAACGCAATCTTGTTGTATAGCGTTCGGACCAGGTTTGTAGATCCGATAGAACGGTAGCTTGGGCGGTATTCGCTGTAACTACTATTCTTGTAACGATCTGGGCGATCGTGCGCGAACACGTTCCATGCCCGAGTCAACCGTGACATAATACCCATATTACCTCCTCTCGTTAGTTGAAGTCATCGAGTTGCTGTTTATATGCGACCCAAGCATCCATAAGTGCCGCAACTGAGTCGATCTTGAGATCCATTCGTTTCTTCAAGATCTTGCGATTGCCATTAGTGTCCTCCAGGGTGATGGTGTTACCCATTGCCCACGAGAATAGCTCTTGATCGAAGATTAGCCTTCGATCCTCAGCCAAACTCTTGAGTTCACCTAACGGTACTGACTCTGTTCGCGCACCCTGAATGACTTTGTGGATACCATACGGTCCGTTGTCAGTTGTCCACCGCTCAACGAACTCTCTGGCGTTGTACGGATCATACCCGAATGCTCGAACATCGTACTCGGATCTCAAGATGTATTCGTCGAGATCGTCGTAGACTTCGATCATGTCTAGGATTGTTCCATCCATGACCTGGAGAGATCCTTCTCGGATGAATGACTCGTATTTTGCGCGTCCAGCAGCTGGAAGCTTATCGAATGTACGAGTGGTAATGTACGCTCGTGTCTTGACTCCGAAGTCCCCAGTGGAGAGCGGGAACAAGAACGTGAACGCACAGAAGTCATCACCCTGAGAAAGGTCCGCCCCCATGGCGCATGGCATTTGCCAGAACTCTCGTGGGTTGTGCGGGATCGTTTCTTCGTACTTGAAGAAGTAGGTGTATCCCTCACATGGAATGCCGAATCGTTTCGCCAGAATATCATTCCTTGCGGACGGGACATTCTCAGCCCTAGCGACATCTCGTTGGTATGTGTCATAAGACACGGTCTTACCGAGGTTGGGTTGGGCCTTAACCCACATGTTTGGATCCCCAACCTCGGACACGTCGTCCAGCCGATAGTACCAGATCGACGAGTGTGGATCGTAGTACTCGCCCTTAAGGATCGAAAGTAATTCCATTTTGATGGAATCGCCGACGCCGTTACGGACAGTACCCTCGGATGATACCGCAACGATGACCCAGTCGTTGAGTTTCGACGCGCCCTGCTCAAGAGCAGAGATGACGTTCTGCCGAACATCACCAGAAAGCCATTCGTCGATTGTGTTCACTTTAGATCTCAAACCCTGAAGCTTATCAACATTCATGGGTCGGACCTCGAGAAGAGAGTTTGTCGAGAAGTTCTCAATTCCCTTCTTGGTCGGACAGAGCAGAGATCTGTTCGCCTTGGCACCAACTGTTGCGTGAACAGTTCCCGCCGACAGGAACTTAAACAGAGGTCCACGACTGCGTGTAATGGCGGTCTTGAATGGGGACAATGTCTCTTCAGCCTGAGGCATGGTGGGGGCCGTGGCAATTTGGTGAGTTGTAGTGGGGTCGATAGTCAAGAAGTAGGCGTGGATAAAGGCCATGTACATGGACTTGGCCGCACCTCGCGCGACGATGAGGTATTGCTTGTTGACTAAGCGTCGCTTAACGTCGACCTGGACATATCGACCGTTATGGCCAGTTTCGTCAGGAACGAACTTCGTCACTTTCTCGAAGTAGAACCACGAAAGGAGTGACTCGGCCCAGAGTTTGAACGAATCGAGCAGGGTTAGATCGCTACCGTCGACAAGGGTCATCTCATTTTCGCAGAACGCGATGAATCCATCGATAGCGCCATCGTCATAGAAGTACCTCGGGTTGGCGATCAAGTCGTCAATCCGATTCATTTCCATCTCAATGGTGTGTGATACCGGAATCTCTCCAGCTAGGACCTTTTCGCGGAACTGGGCGTAATACTTAGGTGTAGCGGTGTTTGATAGCGCCATACCTACTTCTTACCGGTTGCGTTCTTAAGGATTGCGTCGAGGTTGAATGATTCCTTAGCCATCTTGGCAACACCCTCATACTCCGTGCCCTTGAGCTTGGAGTCGAGGGCTGCTGTGAGCATGTCTGTTGCCGTCCGGGCAGCATACTTCGTCAGGTTCTTTCGAGCCTCGTCGACGAAGAGATCTGCCGTCTTGGCAAGAACACTCCTATTTTGATTCTCGTACTCGCGGAGCTTCTCCTTGAGTTCATAGTTCTGCTTCTCAAGATTGAGTCGCTTGTTCTGCTCGATCAGATCTGTGGAAGAGAGACGTCGAGGAGCTTCCTTCCGAAGGTCGGCTGGAATACCTCCCTTAGGAACCTTCTGCTTCTCGAGTTCCTTCTGCTTCTTCTCGGCTTCCTTGGCGGCCTTCTTCTCGTCAGCGATTCGCTTCTTCTCAGCGCGCTCGGCTTCCTTCTGCTTCTTCTTGCGATCAGCTTCAGCCTTGCGAGCTTCCTTCAGCTTCTGATTCTCAAGCTTCTTACGAGCCCGTTCAGCAGCCTTCTCAGCTCGAGCGGCCTTGTTAGCAGAATGCTTTTGGGAAGCAGCCTTCGCGCCCTTCTTGGCAGCAGCGGCGGCCTTCTTAGCAGCAGCGGCGGCCTTCTTAGCGGCTTTCTTGAGTTCAGACTCTTGCTTCTTCCGTTCCTTCTCGGCAGCCTTCTCAGCCTTGGCTCGTTCCTTTCGAAATGCCTCGGCGTTGACTGCTTCACCGATCTTCTTCTTCTCTTCGACGGACCGAAGTCCGACTCCGCCGGAACTTTCCGTCTTCTTACGGACGCCCCACTTCATGCCGAGGACGCCGTAGTGAGACAGAGTTTCTTCGCTCATGGTTTTCTCCCATCATTGAATGGTCAGTCGCCACTCCGCCTCTTTCTGCAATGCCTCGACTGCCTTGATGGCAAACGAGGTCTGCGGCGGATCGAACATCAATCGAACTGAGAAGTTCACGTACTGACGTAGAATCCGTCCAAGAGTCGTAGTGGGGTAATCTGCCTCGGACGATAGGTCGCCAACTTCGCGGTTTAGCTGAGTCGCGGTTGCCAAAGCATTGTCAATGGCGTCCTTAACTTCGCTGTCGAATGAAGTGTCATCCTCCATCAACCCGAGGTAGGTCTTTGTGTCATGTAGAATCGACATTTAGCCTCCTACCATAGTTTCGTATCGCCGGGCGATCTTGGATCGAAGTCGTCGAGAGCCAACGCCTTGGTTCCGTAATGGATTGCGTTATGAGTATCTCGACTCACACAAATAAGATTGTTGATATCCCACATGCATGGGTCGAAATTCTCGCACTGGCGAGGTGTTAGAGGGTTAATGTGATGTACAACAATACCGTCGTGAATCTCATACCCCTCAAGGCCGAGATCGCATCCAAGATCTCTCGCGATGACTTGGGTGCGAGCCTCTCGCCAAATATCGCTTTGGTAGAAACTCTGATTCAGCCACCTGGATCCACCGAAGGTCTCGCCGAAAAATGCTCCATTGAGTGAGAGGTACTCGAGACGTTCTTCAAATGTGTGTAGGTGGCTGAGTTCGTCATAGCTCCGCATCTGAATCTCCAGAATATACCTTGAATGCAGCCAGTGCTTCCTGAACCAGTTCCTCAGTACGAGCGGCCGACTCAAGTGCTGAAACCTTGGCTCGAGCAAGAGTCGTATCTGCCTCAAGGCGAGCCTGCTCGAGTCTTTCACGACTGGAGCCCAGCTTGAGGAAATGAATGATCATCGAATTGCTCGCGGTACCGTCAAGAATCTGCTGAGTTGCAAGTTCCATAGCGGCACTGATTGCCAATCGTTCAGCTTCCTCGGGAGTTCGAGGAGTTTTGGTCTTCTTTTTGACCATCGCGCGTCCTTTCGCATACTTCGATCTGAGTTTTCGCCTGCCCCAGCCCATGCCCGGAAAGGAGCAAGAAACAGGCATGGAGAACTAAGTGGCCGGGGCAAGCCAAAACCCAAATCGAAATATACCTCCGGGGTAAATCGAAGG